CGAATCTTTAAGCATTTATTGAATAATTGCAAATATTTAATGTATTGATTTTTTACAAATTTTGTATTATCTTCCGAATCAATGCTTATTAAGATTGGCAAACAATGGAAACATAGAAAGGTTGGGGGTTGCTTTACAGCAGATCATCTTTCTCCCTCTCAATTAACTAAAAGTCCAGACCAATGGTTTTATGACTATTGCGTTCTTGATGAAAAAGATAGGAAAAAGCGACCCCCAAATATGAAAATGATTTTTGGTGGAATTGTAGGGAGAGCTTTACAAGACATTATAGTTCATAAATTGTCTATAAAAGAAGTTATGAAAGGAAAAGCAAATGCTGGAAAAAATAGCTAAATTACAAACCGAAGTTAGGAATTATCAAAAACAACAAAAAAAACAAGATTCTTTAATTAGGGAAAGGGACGCTGAAATAACTGATTTAAGAACTAAATTAAGTAAGTATGAAGATAAGGAAAATCAAAAAAATAAAAACCAAAGCTATATTCACAACAAAGCATTAAAAGATATAGAACAAAAAAAACAAAATGAAGAAAGGAAAAAAGATGAAAGTAAGGGAAGCAAGTAAAGAAGAAAAAAGCAAAGGGGGTTTTAAAGAAAGGCGTTTAGAATGTATTAATAAATTAAGCGAAGTTAATACAGTTGATATAAAAGGTAAAAAATATTCTACAGTTGCTATAAGACATCAACATTTAATAAATTATTTTCCGGAATCTAAAATAGACGAACAATTAATTGATAGCCAAACAAACGATAGTTTTGTTACAACAAAAACTACTTTGTATATTGGCGACACACCCTACAGCGTAGGTCATGCAAGGGAAAGTTTTAATAGCTCCTTTATTAATAAAACTTCGGCAGTTGAAAATGCTTTTACATCAAGTTTAGGAAGATGTTTAGCAGCGTTTGGCTTACATGGTAGCGAATTTGCTTCTGCCGAAGAAGTTGCTAATGCTATTAATAACCAACCATCAAAAAAAGATTCAATCGAAACACAAATAGAAAGTCAAAGAACGGAAACAAAACTTAATACTTTGTATTCGACTTGGAAAACTAAAAACGAAGAAATAGAAAAACTATTTCAAACTAAACAACAAACCATCAAAAACAACGGAGGACAAAATGTCAAATCAGAATGGTAAATCAAAAGACTGGGTTTTATTTCCCTATGAAGCGGACAACCCAAAATCTATAAAGATAGATTTTTCAGGAAATACTTTATTAGCTAACGGAGAAAAAGGTACTATATTAGGTTCTAAAGGTACTTCAAAAGACGGCAATACAAAATTTATAAGGATATTCGCCCAAGTAGGAGTTTTATTTAAAGGGGACGACAATAAATTTACCGGTAATATTCATGCTCCGGAAGTTGCACCTAATAAAAAAAATCTTATTGGTTGGTTAAATGATAAATCGGAAAAACCAAACATAGCCGGTTATCAAAATGACCCACAAGATAAACAACAACCTAAACCAAGCGAAAACAAACTTGATTTTTAGTGAAAACTTTTTTTCTAATATTATTATTAGTAAAAAGTCCAAACGAAATTATCTATGTCAAAGTTCCTTTTAGCTATTCGGTAGAACCTATAACTTGTGAAGAAATTTTTTATGAAAAAGTTAAACATAAATTTTTTGAAAATGATGGTTATTATGGTTTTTATAAAGGGTGGGTAGTAGCAGGTCATTTTTGCATAGACACTAAAGGAAATTATTATAATGGATATGAAGAAAAATTAGATTGGCAATTAGGACATGACTGACAATGTTAAAAATATAAATCAAATATCAAAAGAATTAGAAAAACTTTTGAAAGAAAAGCAAAGCGAATATGGTAGTTTTCATTCTACAAGCTATGTATTTAAAGGTGTTTTAGAAAGTATTCTATCCGCTTTTAATGGAACTAAAGTACATTGTCCCAATAATATATTTGGGCTTTGCATGATATTTGTAAAATTATGGCGTTCTATTACTAATAAAAAATATAAGAAAGATACTTACGATGATATTAACGGATATAATGAATTAAATAGAAGTCTTAAAATGGAAGAAAACAATGGAAAATAAAGCACCAATGACCCCTTTAATGATGAAGCTATTGAATTTTATTAAAAAATATGCAAAAAAGAACAAATATTATCCAACTTATCAAGAGATGGCTGATGCATTAAATTTTAAAAGTAAAAATTCTGTAACAGTATTGATTAATAAATTGGAACAAAGAAAAGAAATAAAGCGTTTAAAAGGATATAGACGGAATATAGAGTTAAATGGCTAAAGTAGAAAAAAACACTTTGCAAGAATTAGTTGTTAATTTTAAAGAATTTTTTGTTGGGGCAACCATAGAGGAAGCTACGGAAAATGCTCACAAGCAAAAAACACCTAAAGATGACGCTACTATAACAATAACTGACAGGCGTTTTCTTGGGTCAAATATAAAAATAGTCAGTGAAAAAACAAATGGCGATAAACCCCAAACAAATCAGGGACTTAAAAGCGAAGAAAGACAGGTGGGTGGAGCGAATGAATAAACACAAGCGAATGATTCGTAAATACCAAAATAAATTGCCTGTAATAGCTCAAGAAATTCTTGATTTAGAACAAAAACAAGATAGCATTACAACTTAAATAAGCTATCTCTAATAAAAGTTGTGTAAGGGATAAGGGGATTCTACGCTTAAAAGAAAGGAAACATGGCAAAAACAAACACAGTTAATTCAAATCTTGAATTATATAAAACAATCGGAAAAAAAATTAAAGAAGCAAGAACCCAAATGGACAGGAAGATAACTCCTATATCTCCTAATAGAAAATTACCTAAAAGGTTCGTAACGCAATCGGAATTGGCTAAAGCTATTAATGTAACATTCCAGCAAATACAAAAATATGAAAAAGCTAGTAATAGAATTTCTATTGATAAACTTTTAGGCGTTGCAAATTATTTAAAAAAGCCGGTTGGTTATTTTATTCCGCAAATTCATAACGATATTCAATTTACTATTGAAAGCGTTAAAGTAGAAGAACAACCGGTAGGGGGGAATTGATGTTTGTTCCGGTTCAAGACAAATTAAATGGTCTTATCCCAGATCCTATTGAAATAGACGCTTATAATCATTATTGCGATATAGTTGAAAGAATGATTGTTAATGGACATGAAGCCCACAAAACAATTCCAGGTTATCAAGATTGTAAGCCGGAAATAGAAACATATAAAGTATTTGATGGTATAGAAATTCCTGTTCATGGCTACGCAGATTTTAAAGGTAAAATTATAATAGAGGATAAATGTAAGTTTCCTAGAAGAGGAAGAGCAAAGAAAGACGGAACTAAATCTTGGCTAACGGCAAAGCTACCGGAAGCACCTACTAGCGACCACCTTTTGCAGACAGATTTTTACCATTACGCAACCGGCTTACCAATATATATTTGTTATATTAACGAAGATACTTTTAAAGTATTTAGTGCCGAAAATTACGAATTTCTTAAACCGGAAAGCATAATGTCAAGACTACCTAATTTTCTTCAAAGATGTAAAGTAAGACAAAATCTTTTAGGAATAAGCCATGATGTAAATGTACTTAAAAATTACATTCAACCGGATTTCGAATCGTTTAAATGGAAAAATGATTTAGACCCTGATTACTTAAAAAATGCTATGAATTTCTGGAAAAGTTAATCTAAAAAAAATTTTCTTAAAAAATCAAAAAAGCGTTTTCTCAGTTTTTTTTTCCCTACTGCTACAACATTTATTTTTTGCCTTAATTCACTTTACTAGATTCTAGACGATTCCCAAAAAGCGACTGTGGTATAATGTTTTATAAAAGTTTTTTTATAAAATTTTTATTAGCTATTAAACATTGTGAATAGGGTTTGTAAGTTCTTGGAATAGGAGCAACTATGAGTGAATATTGGAATAAGGTAAGTAAGGTTTATGATAAAGTTAATAACCTTATACCAAATCCATTACCTAAATGTTCAAGGTTAGAATGTAAAAAAGCACACCGAATTTTAATTAAAAAATTTGGTAATCATAAACATTCACCCTTAAAAGGAAACTATCCAATAGATAGTTATGTTAGATGGAATAAAGGTTGGGCTAGATTAATTCATGATCTATCTCATTACATTTATAACTATCGGAAAGGTTATACAAATCGTTTTAGCCATTCACTTCAACATGCGTTATTAGAATTAGAAATGACACAATTTGCGGTAAATGAAAAATGGTTTGATGGTTCACTAAAACCAAAAGTTCTTTCTAAAGACGAAAAGAAAGAACTTAAAGTTAAAAGGTTGACAAGTTTGTTTAAATCTTGGGAAAGAAAACAGAAACTTGCTTCAACTTATATTAAAAAATATAAGTCTAGGTTAAAAAGACTTAATATTCAACAATAAAGAACACAACCCTATTCACTACCAACTAAATTTAGAAGATTTGTTTTCGTCATCTTTTTTCATGCAAAGATAATGAGCATGACCGCTTTTATAAAAAGATACAAAAGAATCGGTATTTACAATAATTTTTTTACAATATCTGCATTTCCCCACATCTATTGCTAATTGTATTTTGCTTTTTTTCTTGCCCACCAACTATCCCAGCTTTTCAATGAAAGCTACACCTAAATCCATTCTTTGTAACCAGATTTATCTTTAATCAAATTTTGCTTACGATTATCCGAACTTTTAAAAGAACAATGAATCCAACCAGAATTTTTATCGGATTCATCATAGTATTCTAAAATAAGCTGATCGTAGTCAAAATTATTTTTGATCC